ATTATTTTCTACACTGTTAAGAACCTGCTCAGGAAACTGACCAAGTTTTACACAAATAATAGGACCACCAGACTTGTTTATAAGATACATATCTTTAAACTTGCTGTGATTTTCTTCTCCCATAATAAAAATATTATTATCTCTAAGTGCACTATAGTTTTCAATAGCACTTCTATCAATAATATCTTCACCGTTTTTGTAGTCTCTAACCTTAGTTATAACTTCAACTTTCATACCTGCGAATAACTTCTTTACAGATTCATTCTTAAGTCTAGGGTCTGGGCCAAACTTAGGCTTGAGAGACTCTTGATCAATGATGTTAGATAATCTTCCAAGTACACTGCCGCTATCAGCTTTAGTCAAAACTTGCTTGCAAGCTATTAGCCAAGATACAAAGTCTGTTTGCTTAAGCTCATCTTGTACAATGTCAGTAGCCTCGTCAGCTGCTGCAATAATAACAGATTTAATATATGCTTTAGTGTTCTCATTCCATATCACTTTCTCACGAGACGGAGTTACATCAACACCCTCTTGCAATACAATCTCTTCACCAGTTTCTGGGTCATTGATTACTTGTCTTGCAGGACATTTAAATGCAATTGGTCCCCACATCTGTTGCATCTCCAACTCACGGAAATCAACAAAGCCATAGTTAACACCGGTTGGTGCGCCTACATCTTTAGTCAATACAATGTGTGGTTTACTAAACATATATGTATCAGATATAATAAGGTTGTCAGAGTTATGCATAATCTCAGGGTGAATGTTCTCTTCCCTTTCATAGCCATATTCTGCAATCCTTACAAATCTAATGTTAGGCATATACATCAACTGCTCTTCAACCGCCTCACGGTAATCTCGTCTGTTGTGCTTTTTGACTCCAAACGATATTATAGTCTGATTCTTTACTTTGGTATTTTCGTAGTATACCTTAGTTCCATCACTAAGTGTAATGTGCGGATTAGGCTGACCTAGTCCTGGGTTGAATGCGGGTATAATAAAATCTGTCTTGTAATTGTAACAGTTCATCTTGAACCTCTTACCATTGTGCACGGTCTCTATAGTGTAAAAGTCTACACCGGTTGACAATGCAACTTTAGCGCCAAGACCAAATGCACCAAAGTTCTCAGCTGTGTTACGCTTAGTTGAATAACCAAGCTCAAGCACACCTTCCAAACGACGTTCACCAATACCAACACCGTAGTCCTTTATCGTAACTACATCGCAGTATCCTGTTCCTTCATTCTCTTTGTATGTAATTGTTACGTCGTTGTTCTCTGTATCTAAATGATCCAGGCTGTAATAGCTAATGTCAAAGTTACTATCACTGTATTGCTCGCCGTGACGCTCAATGTAATAGTCTTCTACCTCAGCTTTACCAGTTAGTATTTCTATAGCCATCTCTTTCTCACGCTGAGCGTCGGCACCATTGGTAGCAAGCTCTCGTATAGTAGAAGGAATAGGTGTAGAATACTGTGTAGATTGTAAGATGTCAAAGACCATCTTCTCTGCGCCTTTGTTAATCTTCTTTGCTAGACCTTCAGATCCCTTGATCTGCTTGTCAATCGTTTTTATACTCATGTTTATTAATTTTAGTTTGTTCTTGTATCTCTCTTAATTCTACCGCCAGGTCATAAAACTCAAGCTCTCTTTTAAATTGCTTGCGTGCATCTCTGACTAGTATAAAGAATGCCAAGCCATATACAGGCTCAAAAATCTTATCAAAACTTTTTAAGTCTTCAAGGTATCCAAATGTGTTATACCTTGTACTTTCGTACAGCTGATCTAGCTGACGAAGAGTGTCTACGGGACCACTAGACATAGTAATCCCTAGCCCATCCAAACGGAGGAGCAAATCTTCTGTGTATTCCATAAATTAAAGTTGTTTAATTAATTCTATTGTTTTCAAAACTTGACCTTGATTCTTAGGCAAGTATAATACAGGCGGGTTGCCTGTCTGTTGTAGGTGATTTTTAAATAATTTCCATTTTAAAGGAAAGACGTCGTTAGCAAAGCCTTTGACCTCTATAATCCATTTACCATTAGGATCTACAAAATCTGGTGTATATGTAATATCTCTGACCTTGTCAGCATTATTTATATACTCTCCTTTTGTAGCTTTCTTGTTACTTGGCTCGATACTTTCTTGCTCAAAGCGAAACCCTTCCATAAGAACATACTTCTTCTTTTCATATAAAGACTTTATTCCTGCTTCTTCTAATTTCTTGTATGTAAATAGCTCTAGTTTAGATCTAAACTTGATGCCTTTGTATACCTTAGAAACTGCATTCCTAACTTTCTTGTTCTTGGTTTGTTTCGTTCTTCTCTTCACTGCGTTGTATCTTAAGCCTGTCGTGGTAAAAGTCTTCGTCAATCTCTTTAATTTTATCTAACATTTCTACTTCTAATCTTTTTGCTTCTGTTTTACTACCTACGTCTAACGGCGTACTAGTGCCCAGGTTGGCAAACATAATTACAGTATCATGTAGAATTCTATCTATCTTACGTCTAACTTCTTTATTGGTTTTATATTTAAAATTACCTACTTCTCTATTACTCATATTTGTATTTGTATAATCGTTTTCAATCCTTCTGTTCTACCAAACTTAGCTATGTAGTCTGATAAATCTTTACATCCATAATCCTCTGGTAAATATATATTACGCATAGGATAATACTCTTTACAAATCTTAGCAGCCATGGTTTGACCGGGGTTACCAGGATTTGTGAAATCATTATCATAGAATAGTACTACTTTTTTGAACCTTTCTTGGAGCTCTTTGATCGTCTTGGCTTCGGGCATTTGCATTTCTGATTGCAAGGCGATTGCGGGGATACCCATTTCGAACAAGCACATAACATCTTTGAGACTTGATGTAATAACACAGAGATCTCCTTTCTGAGGTAACTGCTTATATCCTTGTATATGTTGCTTAGTAGTGTTACTAATCCATTTGATTTCTTCATAAGGTGAATAGATTTTAAATTTAGTCCCTATTTTATAAGCGTAGCTTAGGTCACAGCTGAACCGGTTAGTGTTAATCCAGTAGTGTGTAATAGGGTAGACTCCAAATGTACGTAAAGTTTTTTTACTAATCAAATACTTTGACCAAAACTCTGCGTCCTTCTTCATCCAGGGCCTAGATCTCTTCTTAATAATAACAACAGGCTTAGGCTTTACAACTTTAGAAGACCTAAATGCCATATAACCTTTAGTAAACTCTGCTGCACTTTTTACATGTGCTAGTCCCAATTTAAAATCATTATCAATGATGCGCAAGGCTTCAAAGAAATTACAATTATATTTACAAGATACATATGAGAAACAGTCAAAGGTATGCTCAGGGTGACCAAAGTCCTTGTACAATAACCTGTCTTTCCAAAGTATAATAGACACAGATGGACTATTATCTTCACGCAGATCACTACAGAACGGTATGCCGAGCTCCTGAAAAGGACTGCAGTAATACGAGAATATATCTATCTCTCCTATCCTGCTCAACACCATATCTTTTGATAGATGTATCTCACTGTCTCTACTCTTAATCATAAGTTTGCTAATTTATATAAAAAATGGGGAGCTTTTACACTCCCCATATTTAACTTGGCCAAAAGACTACGAGCTTACACCCAGTCGTCTTCTTCTGATACTGTGGCATCTTCCTTATCTGGAGCTACTACAGCTAGTTCAGGAGTAAATACACCCCATCCAAGAGTAGTGTCAAACTCAGCATTGAACGCGCCGTACTCATCGTTAAGATTCTTAGCAAAGATGTCATCACGCTGTGGCTTTACACGGCCAAATACTTTTGTGTACACAGTTTGATACTTACCATCTTTAACACCAATCAATAGTCTAACTTCATTGCTTGCGAGTAATCCAACCAAAGCTTTAACTTCAGCTACATCACCTTTAACAATCTTTGCTATACTATCAAAGTAAACTTCGTCACCATTAGCAACGTTAGCCCACTGCTTAACAAAATTGATAAGAGTTTCCTCACCAACTAGTGCTTTACGTAAACCTTCTTTCTTGTACCAATCGTACTCAGGCTCACCGTCAGACCATGTAGACTGACCTACAGCGTTTAGCCACTGATTCTTACCAGACTGAGATACACGCTCATTACCATTCATCAAGATGTCAAACCTTGTAGTAAGGTCATCATTCTTAATCCAGAATGTAAGCTTAAAGTACTCAATACCGTTAAGTTCTACAAAATAATTAGGATCTTGTTTTACCATGATTCCTAGTTCATGCAGTTCCGCCATAGTAGGGTTAACTGCAATTACATTAAAATTTGCAAGGCCAGAGTATAGTTTTACTCCACCACCTGCTACTTCGACATTACTGTCATTGCTTTTAATAGCCATAAATAATAAATTTAATAATTAATAATCAAAACTGTCCGTGTCATCCTCTTGTTCAAAATCATTAAGATGATTTAACTCAGGAGTAGACTCTACAATCATAGACGCTTCCGTATGTACATCTACCTCTTCATATTTAGTAGCTTCTTCTCCTACTAAATTCTCTCCGGTATCAGCAATAGTATACTTTTCATGCGGAGACTCTACAGGAATAGTAGTTTGATTAGGATCTGGTGTAGTATCATCTACAAAGTTAAAAGATAGTTTTCTTACCTTCCTTGCTTTCTTACCCTTCAATGTAGGGTGCTGAAACATTTGTGTTACTTCCCATTTCTCTAATCCATACTTTTCTTGAATACCTGTACGGTCAATGCCGTTATCTAGGTCTTCTAGAATCATAGTCACGGTTATAGTTTCTGGTGTTTGGTTTTTCTGCGTCTCCTCGCCAGGGTTGTTTGTGCGTGCTTCAATCATTTGTTTAAATATTAAGCGGTTAATCAATAAATATTTTAGACCAGTCTAAGGGCATGGTCTCTCCCTTTAAGTGATTACAACGTGAGCCAGCTGTGACATCATCCAAAGAGTTAAACGAGACCATAGTCTTGTCATCTTCTCTGTAGATATAACCAACAGCGTCAGCATTAGCGCATGTAATCTGCTTGATCTTACCAGTCAAGTCAAGGTCTTTTACAGCAACCTCTTTGCCTTTCTTCTCAAGCATTTTATCCTTTAGGTGACCAACTAGAATCACATGATCCGCTAGTTTGTTCAGTCTGTCTATCCATTTCTTGTAGGCTATACGTAAGTATAAGTAGCCAGCACCGTTAGGCAATGATAAGACTGATGCGCCAGGGTTCTTTTGATCAAAGTTTTTACCCATAGGAGTTTGCATGTACAATACCTTTGCGTCAGCTTCACACCATTCCTCAAGCTTTGAGATAGTGTCAATAGCAATGTACTTGTACGGCTTTCCCTCTTTGATGATTGCTTTACCAACCTCTCCAAGTTCTTTCAAGTTGTTAACTTTGACTTTTAGGGCGTCAACCATGTCGGAGCCATCCTCCAAGTCAATAATCAAACAATCTTTTAGTTGTGACAATACTGTAGTCTTACCTATCTTAGGTGGACCATAGATTATCATGTTCTTAGGCGATTTACGGCTCGCCTTTACCACAGTTTTTGGTAGTTCCATAATTAAAATATATATCTAATAGTGTTCCAAGGAATAATACTCCTGTGCAATTCTTTAAACTGCTGTATAAACTTACCCTTGAATTTAAGTTTATATCTCAGGTTCTCGCCACCATATTGTGACTTCTTAATCTCTTGTATATCCGGTGTCCATAATGTTACTTCAGCATTTGGGTGCCTCTGTAAGTTGACTTTGTGTTTCTTAAAGTTGTGTGTAAGGAAGATAACTTCCGCTAGCACTTTATCTTTATGCAACACAGCATCATCTAGGTCCTTGAATAGTTGAGCATAATCATCTAGCCATCCATCATATACTATAACAGGACTAAAGTTGACATGTACATCATAGCCTGCGTCTACAAATCTATTGATAGCATTTATCCTATCATGTATCTTTGATGTGTTAGGCTCGTGTATGTCTGACATCTTTTGGGGCATTAGACTAAATCTAATCCGCACTTTACCTTGTGGGTCAAATGTCAGTAGTTTATCATTTACATACTTAGTAGCAAAGCTAGCCATAGCAACCGGGTGTGTTCTAAAGAATTCAAAGATGCGTTCCCAATCGTGGTACTTAGCATGCAATGCAAAATCTTCGTTACAGCTTATATCATAAGTTGTATGTTCCGGGTGTGTTTGGTTAGGTTTATTTACTGGTGTAAAGTATGCATGATTGTTTACCTCTGTAAGTATATCACCTACATTCTTTGCAACAGTCAAACCATCAGGCTTATGTCTCTTCATGTAACAGTAGCTACAATCATACAAACATCCGTGCCCAAAACTAGGTGTAATAAAATCTGTAGACCTACCAGACTCTCGTATAGTAAATGTCTTCCTAGTAACTTGAGTTATCATGCTCTCTCCTTAATTGTAAAGGTAGACATGTCTGCTTCGTAGCCAATCATACCAAGTAAACCGTCACGGTTCTTCTCCATATGACATGCTAGCAGACCTTGTGGGTTCTCACCGCAATATGAGTCTGTAATACCATACAAATCATAAGGCCTGTTAAGTATCATAACAACATGTGCATCCTGACCAATAGAGTCACCACCAAACAAATCTGTTAGTAGCGGTTGATACTGGTTCTTAGCACGGTGTTCTTGTTCTATGTTACGGTTAAGCTGAGATAGTAGTATGTTAACTACACCTAGCTTTGACTGCATCCACATACATCCCTTAGATATTGTATTTAGTCTACGAAGCTCTGTCTCTTCATTACCCCTGATCAAACGTGAGTGGTCAAACAAGTTAATCACTGTGTGTTTAGGGTGCTGTGTAAACAGTTCTTCATTAGTCTGCATAATATACTCCATAGTACGAGGTATATTGTTAAAGTAAATAGGATAGTGTCCATACTTTTGTACCTTAGATGCATAAGTCTTAAAGTCTATGTCTGATAGTGGAGACTCCACTGACAATAAATCTGACATCTGCTTCTTTACATCCTTAGAGGCGCTACGCATTACCTGCTGGTAACCGGGCATCTCGAAGGTCCAATACAATACAATAATAGGTTTATCAGGATTAGTATCTAGTACATCAAATACTAGTTGATTACTAAATGCTGACTTACCAACACCTGGACGTCCTGCAATAACATACATCTTACCTCTTTGTAGACCCCCAAGTAAATTCTTGTTTAGCCTCTTCCAAGATGTAGCTAGTACATTACGTTTACCAAGCTTAGCTTGTTTAACAATAGCAATGGACTGATTAACCGCTCTATCTATCTTCTGAAATCCTCTATCTTTGAATACGTCAGAGGCGACGTGTGATTCTGGTTTCTTCTCCTCCATTTTCGTCTATATTTATATATTTTTCCCAAGTATGATTGTTCAACCATACCTCTAATTGCTGCATATACTCAAGCCTATCTCGCTCTACCTTTAGTTGTACATTCAGTAAGCGAATAATCTTTTCATGCATAAATCTTTTTGTACCCACAATCCTACTGTACTTGGACTTTGCCTTAGCATTAGTC